CTGAGTTTACTGCTAGAGTTGCTACGATCCTTGTAGAAGAAAACGTAGAGTTTGACTTAGATACCCTAGACACTTATGTTAAGGCAACCTATCCAGACTTGCGTAAGTGTATTAACAATGTGCAAATGAATAGCCTCGATGGCAAGTTAAGTAATCCTGAAGAAGGCGGTATTGACAACAGTACAGACTATCGTGTAGAAATGGTAGAACTCTTTAAGAAGGGCAAGATCACTGAAGCACGTAAGCTGTTATGCAGTCAGGCAAGAGCCGAAGAGATGGACGAAATCTATCGTTGGATGTACGATAACATTTCGTTGTTTGGCGCAGATGAAGAAAAGCAAGACAGTGCCGTTCTTATTATTAAACAAGGTCTTGTTGATCATGCGCTAGTAGCAGATGCTGAAATTAACTTGTCAGCAACATTGATTAGATTAGCAAGACTGCAATGAAACAAAAGTTTGTAGATCTCTACATGGAATGGGCAACTCGTTGTTCAGAGCTTAGTCATGCTCGTAGACTACAAGTCGGTGCTGTGATCGTAAAAGATGATTCAGTTATTAGCTATGGCTATAATGGCATGCCGGCTGGTTGGGACAATGACTGCGAACTTGAAATATGGGAAGAAAACGGAGACGACGAACCCGAAGTCATTTTAAAAACAAGACCAGAGGTATTACATGCTGAATCAAATGCTATCGCAAAGTTGGCGAAGTCTAGCAATAGTGGGATGGGTGCTGATCTATTTGTCACTCACAGTCCCTGCATTGAATGTGCTAAACTTATCTATCAATCCGGTGTGGCTCGTGTTTATTACGGCCATCATTATAGAGATGACGCCGGAATTTCATTCCTCAGAGCATCGGGAATAAATGTAGAGCAAGTAAAAGGGCCGTGAGGCCCTTTTTTATTCGTCACCGTATAACGATAATACCTCCTTAACAGCTTCGTGACGTTCGATATCTTTCATACCAAACTGACACACGCTCAATAGATCTAACTGTTTACCGTGTAATCGCTCGCAGAAATCGATCAAGCCATTGTCTTGTAGACGATCAGCTTGACGCAAATCTCCCGTTACGACCATTTTAGAACCTTCACCCAATCTCGTTAGCAACATCTTCATTTGATTTGGCGTAGCATTTTGCATTTCGTCTGCAATAATGTATGCGTTCTTGAAGGTGCGACCTCTCATATAAGCTAACGGGCTAATCTCAATAACTCCCTCGCGGATCATGTTCTCGATATCCCTAGCGTAATAGTACTCAGCCAACACATCCATAATAGGGCGTGTCCATGGAGCCATTTTTTGCTCAAGGGTTCCGGGAAGAAAACCGTGATCTTCATCAACAGAAACTGCCGGGCGTGTTACCACGATTTTATCTACCAACCCTTCTTTGAAGAGTTTGATACCGACTTGACACGCAATCAATGTTTTTCCTGTGCCAGCGGGACCCAGTGCGAAAACTATGTTTTTCGATGGATCTAATAGTTGTAGTAGATATTCTTCTTGACTTCGGTTACGTGGGACTACGTGAACGCTACGTTTTTTCTGTGGAAGATTTTGTGGAAGTGTGTGTTGAAAGGGTTGAAACTCAATCACGTTTGCACGTGGATCGTTAAATCCGTCGTTAAAACGCTTTTTGGCTCTTTTTGTCGTCATTAACTGCTCTCCTTTTGGGGCTGTAGGACGTCATTGTCACACTACTCATTGTAGGACAACTGAGAGGTCCTACACTCATATTTAATGCCTAGTCAAAAAACAGAACTGATACTATATCAAAACGCTCAAGATAAATACATTGACAAAGGATCACTTGAACATGGCAGACATTTTAGACATTATCGAGAACATTAGCACTATCTACGAAAGCAATAGTAGCTTGGCTATTCTCAAAGACTACGAACGTGTATTTGACGAGTTAGATCTCTACGTGTTTGAAAACTGGCAAGACGGCGAACTCATATCAGGTCCGCAAGTAGAGCGTCATTGGGTCACTTGCAGTTTCATGTGGCCCAAGGATAAAATGCCCAACCCCGAAGCAGGCAAGCGTTTATCAGAATACGGCTGCGGTGTTAAGTATAAGAAAGACATACTAGTTAAACCTAGAAAGATCAAGAACCCAGATGACATGCGTCCTGGAACTAAAAAAGGCAAACTTGACGAGCACCCAATATGGGTTGTCGAGGTTACTATGCCAAAGAAGTTGATGTTAGATATATTCCGTGGGTACCACAATCAACTAATGGACGATATTGGTGTTGACAAAAATGTCACTGCTCCAGAGCTACAGGCACCGCCTGCAGGTGAAGCAGTACAACAACAAGAAACACCTGTTGCGCCTGGAACAGCGGCACCAGAGGGAGCACCAAATGTTGCTTAATGAAGATAGCCTACAAGCAGGCGACTTACGAAATCTAGTACATCATGTATTTGAAGTAGATAGCTATCGCTCAAAGATGGGCAATGACAAAGACGTAGTGGTACTAAGTTTTACTGTAGAAAGTAAAGCACCAGCAGATGACCTAGTTAACTTTATTGAAAAAGGTTATCAGTTTGTTTTAGATGCTGATGTAACACCAGGCGAACTAGCCAACGGAAAGTACAAGGTCTTTGTTGAACTACAACGCGATCGTCATGTTGCAGAACACATCAGTGACTTGTTATATGGCGTTAAGAAACTTACAGGCTTAGAAGATTTTAAGTTTCGCTACTATAAGAGTTTTGACAGCAAAGATGCTGTTAAAGAAATGTTAGAAGAAGTTATTCCTAACGATCCTAACACATATGAAGAAAGTATTAAAGAACATGCAATGGAAAGCTATGAGCATTTCTTTGCTAAAGGGCGTTTAGAAAAAGTAGTAATGGAAGGCGATCTATTGGGAGTCAAGAAGATCTATGCTGATCCTTTACAGTTTAAGGTTATTAGATCTGGTACGCCAGAAAGCATACTAGAATCTATCGAAGAAAAGATTAATGTTAACGAATGGGCTGAAGTTATATTTTTAACTAAGTACTTCGGAGACTTTAATATTACCAAGTTCGGAAACAAACTGATGTTCGAAGATAAGGGAACAGCAGTACTATTGGAGAGACTATAATGAGCTTTACATTTGAATTTAAAAAAGAACATCTAGCACAGGTTATTCCCGGAAACCCATACATGGACCATTGGTATAGCGCACTATGCCAGATTTTACCAGACTATGATATCAATACACCACAGCGTGTTGCGGCTTTCCTAGCACAATGCGCTCACGAAAGTGGCGGATTCCGTGCTATTAAAGAAAACTTAAACTATAAGGCAGCTACCCTACGTAAGATTTTTCCTAAGTATTTCCCAGACGATGCAATAGCTAACCACTATGCTAGTTTGCCTAACAAGCAAGAAGCCATTGCTAATCGTGTATATGGCGGACGCATGGGCAATGGTCCAGAAGAAACAGGTGACGGCTTCCGTTACTGCGGTCGTGGACTTATCCAGTTGACTGGTAAGGACAACTATACTCGTTACGCACAAAGTTTAGAAATCTCTGTAGAAGAAGCCAGCGAACATTTGACAACATTTGAAGGTTGTGTACAGAGTGCCGCTTGGTTCTGGGAAGCTAACAACCTAAACCAATGGGCAGACAAAGGCGACATCCTAACATTGACCAAGCGTATCAACGGTGGTACTATTGGTTTAGAAGATCGTATCAAGCACTACAACCACGCACTACACGTTCTCGGAGCACACTAAAATGTGGATGTTGAGCTTTGTACCCGATAGTTTTCTGTTGTATGTAATCAACACAGTTTTATTAGTAGGTGCTGTTAGCTCATTTCTCACATTCTTTGCGCTGAATAGAATCCTTCGTTGGTTTCCAGCTATTTCGCCTTACTATCTTGTTTTACAAATAGTCAGTGCTGTATTGCTAGTGGGCGGCATTTATTTCAAGGGCGGCTACTCAGTAGAAATGTCTTGGCGTGAAAAGGTCAAGGAAGCTGAAGCTAAAGTTGCCGTTGTTGAAGAACAAAGCAAAGAGCTTAATAAAAAGTTAGAAGAAGAACGATCAAAGAAACAAAAAGTTAAAGTTGAGTATTATAATACTGTAAAAACTGAAATCAAAGAAGTTGAAAAGGTTATCGACGGCAAGTGTGTACTTGATCCAAAAGTAAACGAGCTAGTCAATAAAGCGGCAACTAATCCGGAGAAGGCAAAATGAAAAGACTATTAATGCTATTCCCCGCAGTTTTACTAACAGGATGTCTAGCAACTGCTCCAGTAGTTCCTACATGGCCAGATGCTCCTAAAGATTTATTAACAGCTTGCCCTGATCTAAAAACAGTAGATCCAGCAAACGACAAACTTAGTGTAGTACTTGACACAGTAGCAGAAAACTATAGCGAATATTATGGGTGCAAAGCTAAAGTAGATGACTGGATTACTTGGTATAACAGTCAGCAAAAACTTTGGAAAACACTTAAATAAAGTAGTAGATAAAGGAGTGAGCGATGGAAGATAAAAAGATGATAAAGTGGTTATTCATGTTATTACTGCTACCACTATGCTTGGCATACTTTAGCGGTGATCGATATCGTTACCCTTGTCAAGACCCAGCTAACTGGGATAAAGATTTTTGTAAAATGCCTATTTGTGATGTGAACCGTACATGTCCGGAACATATTTTCAAAGGCCAACGTGACCCAAGACTAGGACCCCCAAAAGATGGACAAACTCAAACACCTACTCAATCATTTACGCCAACTCCCTCAGCGAGTTCTGGCGCTACTGCACAAGGAGCAAACTGTGGAAAATAATCAACAACCAATACTATATACTGAAGAGCAACTAATGGCTCGACTAAAATTCTTTATCGGCATTTGCTTGTCGTTAACTTTATTCGGCATCGTGTTTGTTGTACTGTATTCTTTAATATTTGTAACACAACCGTTGAACGCTATCAGTCCAATCGATCAAAAGTTCTTTGAACTTATTGTTCCTATTGCTACATTCTTAACTGGTACGCTATCAGGTATTATGTTAGCAGGTGGTGACAAGGATGCACAGAAGCAGGCACTAACAGCGGCTAATGCAGGATGGGCTCGCCCACCTAGCCCAACACCATCAGCACCAACAGGAGGACCATCAAGTGGCGGATTCAACTCATCACCAAGCGGGTTTACAGCACCTAGCGCACCTTCGTCAGGATTTGGTGCCGCGCCTGGGGGCTTCGGTGCTCCAGCCGCAACAACAGCATCAACAGGCTTTGGCGGAGGCGGGTTTGGAAGCGTACCTACAGCGCCAGCGTTTGCTGCCCCAGCAACAGTAGCAATGACCGCAAGCGGTAAAGCTATTGTTCCTGATACCCCACAACCAGAACTATAATAGGAGCGAGACATGTTAGAAACATTATTTTATATTTTAATCGGAGCATTCATTGGTTGGAACTTTCCTCAACCACAATATGCAAAAGATATCCAGGCCAAATATCTACAAAAATACATTGATGGCTTAAAATCAATATTGTTCTTTTGGAAATAACTATGACATGGTTATCTAGTATGCTAGGAGACAGTATTAATGGTAGCATTAGTAGTAAACGAGTTGTTACACTACTAGCGTTTATCTTGTGCGGAGTTGCTTTTATGGTTGACTTGTTCACCGTATACGAAGCAGATCCACATTTATTTGATGCTATGATGTACATAGCTATCGCAGGGTTAGGATTTACGGCAAGCGAAAAGTTTGCTCCAACAAATAAGGAAAAATAAAATGAAAAAATTATTAGCGTTATTAGCATTGTGCGTGGCTAGCACAGCATTTGCAGGCGGAGAAATGAAAGAAGTCTGCGAAGATAAGAAAGACAAAGCTGGAAAAGTTGTAAATGGTAAAGACGGCAAGCCTGTCCAAATTTGCAAAAAGATCAAAGTCCACAAAAAAGTGGAAGGTGAAAAGGTTCCAGACGGCAAGAAATAATATTTCTCTTGACATAAGTAAAAAGGTATAGTATAATCATTACTATACCTTTTTTCACCAATAAAATAAAACATGGACTATTATAATGTATTAGGCGTTCCTAGAGGTGCTAGCTCCGAGGACATTAAGAAAGCCTATAGAAAACTAGCCGCAGTACACCATCCAGATCGCGGTGGCGATACTGCACAGTTCCAAAAGATACAAGAAGCGTATGCTACACTCGGTGACGATCAAAAACGCACCGAATACGATAACCCGCAACCACAGTTTGGTGGCCCAGGAGGATTCCATTTCCATACAGGAAATATGAATGACATATTTGGTAATATGTTTGGCGGAGGTCCGTTTGGTGGTTTTCAACAGCGTAGTGTGATGCGTAAAAACAAGTCTATCAATATCACTGTACAAATGACTCTCAAAGATATTTTACACGGTAAAGATATTGTCGGTAGCATTAGATTACCGTCTGGGAGAGAGCAGGCAATACAGCTTAGAATACCGAAAGGTGTATCTGCTGGGGATAGTATTAGATTCCACGAAATGGGAGACGACACTTATCCACAGTTACAAAGAGGTGACTTGATTGCTATAGTTGAAGAAATCCAACATCACCAGTTTGAACGACGCGGTGGCGACCTCTATACTAACGGCACAATATCCCTGTTTGATGCAATGCTAGGAACTTCGATTAAAATCCAAACTATTGAAGATTCCACGTTAGACATTACTATACCTCCCGGAACACAACCAGGAACCACAATGGCATGTCATCAATACGGACTGCCTATTTCTATGAACGAACATCGACGCGGTACACTATTTGTCAAAGTAGATGTTATTGTACCAAAGTTCATTGAGCCCCAAGATGTGGACACATTACGCCAACTTAAAGCCAAGTACGGTTGACAAGCACGATTTAAATCGTGTATAATAAAATCATTATAACCCTAAGGAATAGTAAATGGTAGAGCCAAGTGACCAACTGACAGTAGTATTTGACAAAGCAGTAGAAGACTGTAAAAAACTGTCGCATGAATATGTAACATTAGAGCATCTAGTGTTTGCAATGCTATGCGAAGAAAAGTTTTTTGAACTATTGTCAAACTTTGGTGCTGATACTACGTATATCAAAACCAATCTAGAGCATTATTTAAAAAACAATCTTGACGAGATCAAAATAGAAAATGCTCCTAAAGGCTTTAAACCTAAAAAGACACAGACTGTTGAGCGTGTGCTTAATCGTGCGTTCACGCAGGTTCTGTTTAGCGGACGTCAGAGTATTGAGCTAGTAGACGTATTTTTAAGCATCCTCAGCGAAAAGCGTAGCTATGCTGTTTACTATATTAACAAGGGCGGTATTGAACGCGATAAGTTTGCTGACTTTGTTAATAACGAACTCAACGAGGAAGAAGAAGAAACAGTAGTAGATGCACAGAGCGAAAAAGCCCTGAAAGCATTTACAACTAACCTCAATGATCAAGTTAAGAAATCAAAGATTGATCCAGTTATCGGACGTACCGAAGAACTCGAGCAGATTGCATTGGGCTTAGGTCGTCGTACAAAGAACAACGTACTATTAGTCGGTGATCCAGGTGTTGGTAAGACTGCTATTGCAGAAGGCCTAGCATTTAACATCATTCACGGCAACGTTCCGGAGTTCTTAAAAGAGTACACCGTTTACAACTTAGATATCAGTGCTATGTTGGCAGGATCAAAATATCGCGGTGACTTTGAAGAACGATTCAAGATGGTGCTTAAGGCACTAGGTGGTAAAGGCAAAACTGTTCTATTCATTGACGAAGCTCACATGATTAGTGGTGCAGGTGCCGGTGGTAGCAACAGTAGCAATGACCTTGCTAACATGATGAAACCGGCATTGAGTAAAGGTAACATCAAAGTTGTTGCTTCGACTACCTGGGAAGAATATCGCAAGTACTTCGAAAAGGATCGTGCCCTGATGCGTCGATTCCAACGCATTACTATTGACGAGCCTACTCCAGAAATGGCTATTGAAATCCTTAAAGGTATCAAGAAGTATTACGAGAAGCATCATAATGCCACTATTACAGATGATGCTGTTGAAACAGCAGTTAAGTTAAGTGTTAAGTATTTGACTGATAGAAAACTACCAGACAAGGCCATTGACTTAATCGATGTTGCTTGTTCACGCTTTAACATTAAACAAGCTAACAACAGAAATGTTGATGTAGCAGAGATTCAGTTTGAACTTGCTAAGATGGCTAATCTTCCAGAAGAAACAGTCAAGGAAAAGGAAAGTGAAAATCTTGTTCACCTTGAAAAGAATCTTAAAGGCGAAGTCTACGGACAAGATGAAGCTATCACAGAAGTTGTTGATAAGATCCTTGTTGCACAGGCCGGATTGAAAGCAGAGAACAAGCCTATTGGTAGTTTTGTGTTTATGGGTCCAACTGGTGTTGGTAAGACTGAAGCCGCTAAACAGTTGGCTAGACAACTCGGTGTGCCAATGATCCGCTTTGATATGAGTGAATATCAAGAGAAGCACTCTGTGAGTAAGTTGATTGGTAGCCCTCCAGGTTATGTTGGTTTTGAAGAAAATGCTGGTCTGTTGATTACTAAACTACAAGAACAACCACATTGTGTCTTGTTGTTGGACGAGATTGAAAAGTCGCATCCTGATGTATCTACTATCTTGTTGCAGTTAATGGACAATGGTAAAGTCACAGGATCTAATGGTAAAGAAGCAGACTGCCGCAATGTAGTGCTTATTATGACTACTAACTTAGGTGCGGCTGATGCTGATCGCAATGTTATTGGCTTTGGTAGTCAAGAAAACGACTATGAAGATAAAGAACTTAAGAAGTTCTTTGCTCCAGAGTTCCGTAATCGTTTAGATGGTATTATTACATTCAGTAAACTAAGCAAAGAAACAATGATCAAGATTGTTGGCAAGTTCTTAGTTGAACTTAAAACACAGGTTAATGACAAAGGCATTAGTGTTACTATCAGCAATGAAGCCATTGACTACTTGGTTGAAAAGGGCTTTGACAGCAAGATGGGTGCTCGTCCTCTGCAACGTGTTATTGACAAGGATGTCAAACGTCCATTGTCACGTGAGATGTTGTTTGGTAGTTTGAAAGATGGTGGCACTGTTGAGATTGACATTGAAGATGGTGGCATTAAACTCAAAGTCAAAGATCATGCTTTCCAAGAAAACCACTAAACTGTTCTTTGGCAAATATGTCTACAAGGTAGCCCTACGGCTACCTGTAGCTTCAACTTTCAGAGGAAATCAGCTAACTGTAATCAAACTAGAGTTAGCTATTCTAAAAGAAAGGTTTGTCACTAACAAAACAAATCGTATACAAGTAGGCGGTTGGAATAGACAACTAGCATCAAAAGATGATGTTGATCGTGCTATAGCTGTTGCTGATGCTTTGGAAACTCTATCTAGTTATACACTTAGAGTTGAAAGTACTACCCTTGGATTATACAGCAACGATGATGACTTCTTTCACAAGATTCTAAGTATCCCCGGAATACAAGTAGAAGAAACAGCAGAGCCTGCTGATGTTAAAACTAAAGATTTTTTGTTATCTACTCCTAAAGCTATCATACGTAAAGAGTATACTCACAAGTATAAGGTAACAGTTAATGCCCTATGGGACTCTGCTGATAACTTTAAAACATGGGCTGGTAAACTACCTAAGATCAAGACTACTAACAACAAATACAAGTTTGGTGGGCACTTTTACGTAGCAGATGAGAAGACTCTGAGCCTTTGCCACATCTTTTTAGCTGATAAAATACGAAAAGTAGAGCAGTTAGTCACTACTACGGAAATTTAACCTAACTTCAAAATAGCATAAATACTCTATAATAAGGTATTTGTGCTATGAGAATGGATGAAGTTACAAACTCAGCGATCAATCTTGAAGAAGTAGACCTACACGACGATCTACACTTCTTCATGCATAACGATCCTAATTTTTACCGCAAGGTGTTTTTTCCTATGATCAGTAAGGTTAAAGCACATATCAAATCAGGTAAAAGATGTCATGACGGAGTTTTTCGTCCCTGTGTAGATAGAGCCGCAGAAGCCTACTGCAAAAAGTTTAATATTCCCGATAATGAAAAATCTGTATTCACAGATGTCGATCGTGATGAGCTAGCCCGCAAGATTTTTGGTCAAGAGAAGGATCGCATCGAGCAAGGCGACTATGATGGAGATGACCGATGATTTTATTAGAAGGCGGCAATGTATTTGCCAACGCAACACCATTCGACCACAAAGATGTTCCTGCAATCCTTAAGACTGTTAACGGAGCACTAGCCGGAACAGGTATTACTGCTATCCCCGTTGGCTCTGCGGCAACGCCAAAGCCAGGTAAGACTAGCGGAGACATGGATGTTATCGTTGACGAGCAAGCTGTACTAAACTATTTTAAAGCCAAAGATGCTAAAGCTGGTCGCAAGGCACTTAACGATTATATTACAAGTAAAGGTTTAGAAACTGCACAAAGCGGCATCAATGTACACGTGAATGTTCCTGTAGGCGGAGAGTTCCACCAAGTGGACATTATGGTGTCAGCTAATGCTGAGAAAGTGTCTAAGTTCCATACACACGCCATACCGGATAACAGTCCTTACAAAGGTGTCAACAAACAACTGATAATGGCCATACTAGCCAAGCAGAAAAACTACATGTGGAGTGCATGGCAAGGATTGTTTAGTCGTACACCAGAAGGTAAGAAAGGCGACTTAGTTGCTGACAACTTAGATGATGTTGCTAAACACCTATTTGGGCCAACGGGTAGTTCTAAAGATCTAGGCAGTGTTGAATCTATCCTTGCCGCTTTACCTAAGCCCGAAGCAGATGCACTATTAGCAAAGGCCAAAGAAGATGCTAACTGGAAAGAAGTGCCAGTCAAGCAAGAAAGTTATCGCATTGGAACTAATGAATGGTTCCGTCATATGTTGGACAAGGTGCAGTTATGAGATTAAGACAACTGTTTAAAGAAGCAGAAGCACCTAAACAGTTAGGTCGAGCATTTAACCACCTAGAGGATCTAGTTTTCTTTCACGGCACTAAAGGCACACTTGAAGCTCTAAGTCACATTAAAGATTTTGCTAGCCAAGAAGGCGCACAAAGTATTCGCATGAAGTGGGACGGTAATCCTCAAATCTATTGGGGTAGAGAAACTGCCAATGGTCCACTTGTTCTTGCAGGGCATAACGGATGGAGCAAAGGTGCTGTTACTGATAGTCCGGAAGCCGTACAAGACTTTATTGCTAATAAATCAGGAAGTCCAAAGACTCCAGAAGAAAAGGCCGCACGTGACAAGTTTGCCAGTGACTTTTCTAGCCTATATCCCCTATTCGATAAAGCAACGCCACGTGACTTTGTAGGCTTTGTCTATGCAGACGGTTTGTTCCTACAACAACCCCCAGTAGATAAAGAAGGCGTTTATAACTTCTGTCCTAATAATAAGAGTCAAACTTGCTACCATGTTAGACAAGAAAGCACATTAGGCAAGCGTATTGGCAATGCACAGGTAATGGTAGTGGGACATGCGTTCTTTCCAGAGTTTGGTATGCCTGATGCTAGTCAAAAGCCCATCAGTGACTTCAGTCAGTTCAACAGCAATCCACAGTTAATCGTTCTTGGTCCAATATATAACAGCAAGCCTGTTAAGATTGACACTACCGCAGTCGGTGCCATTGAACAGTTTGCACAAGCTCACGGAGCACAGATGGACAGCTTCCTACAAGGTCTTCCAGGATTGAGCGACTTAAAGAATATCATCTACACTTATGTAAATCAAACTGCCAAAGCAAAACAGTTAGACAGTCTAAGCCCAAAGCACTTTACAGATTGGCTGGCAGCTTCAAAGACTAGTCCAGGTAAACAACAAAAGATTAATGATCTAGTTGCGGCTAATCCTACAGCACTAGCAACTATCTTTACATTAGTGAAAAGAATACAGGCAATGAAGGACGACATCATTGATCAAATCGAAGGTGAACAAGGCGAGATATGGGACACAAACGGAGAAGGTCGTGTACGCTATGCTGATCAAAATAAACAGCTAGGACACGTTAAACTTGTTCCTCGCAAGCGTTGGACACCGACCTAAGGACTTATTATGAAACTAAGACAACTATTTGAAGGACTAGGACAAGAAGTAGCCATTATATTTGGCCGCTTTAACCCTCCACATAAGGGACATAGAGCCGCATGGGAACTTGCCGCTAAAAGTCCAGTATGGTATGTAGGTACTAACGAAAGCACAGTAGGTCCAAAGGATCCATTACCATACGGCATCAAAGTAGAAGCAATGACTGCTATATGGCCAGAAGTTGAAGGACATATTATTGCAGAAACAAGTTGGCTAACACTGGCTAGTCTAGTATATGAAAAGCACGGCGATGTTACACTACTATGCCTAACTGATGAAGATTGGGTTACTAAAACTATTGTACAGTACAATGGTAAAGAAGGTGCTCACGGATTCTATAACTTTAAACAGATCAAACAAAAGCCAACACCACGTTTAAGTTCAGCTACAGCATTACGTGATGCAGTCTCTAAAGATGATCGTGAAGCATTTGCCGCGGCTGCGGGTGTACCTGCAGATACTCCAGTTGCTGGCAAACCGTTCTTTGATCTAGTAGCAGAATATCTACTACCATACAGTAATGCCCCTGTAAAGAAAGTAGCAAAGAAGAAAGTGGCTGCTCCTGTAGAAGGTGTAACAGAAGCTACCTTAGGAACTGCATTAGAGTGGCCTGAGGTTGTAAACAAAATTAACAGCGCAATGAAAGCTATGGGATGGAAAGGTGGTCGTAAGGGCGATGATGCTTTTATGTTTTCAACTAAGGGTCAAGAGACTGACGATCAGTTCTATATTGCTATTATAGAAAATGAAGGCGGTGGCTTTTTCCATTATGCATTAGGTACCGTAGAAGAAGGCGATCCGCATATCGGTGAAGAAAATAGTCTACCATCTACAGAAGCAAGTGTTAGCGAATTCATGAATGCCGTCCGTGAAGGATTTGGATTAAACGAAGATGCGGCCGGAGTAGGTATTATTACTAAACAGAACTCGACTGTGGATGTAAACAAAGGTACACCACGTAAGAATCTTAAAGCATTTAGACTAGTAAAATGAAACAATATAAGATAACAAGTCAAGACTTAAATCAGGATAGCCCCGATGATTGTTATCTTGCGCCCGACGATCCTGTACATGAACTAAAAATATTATCAGGTATGGGAGGGCTAGGTGCAGAAGCTAGACTACATGAGTATCGTGCTAATCAAGGTAGTAACATAAGTGTTACTGGCAATAGTAAGGGCGAGCTAATGAAGAAACATAACATACAGCCCGGAACTCAAGAATGGTTTAAGTTATGGTTTAGTCTGCCTTATCTTACAGGAGAACCTCCTGTATGAGATTACGTGAACTGTTCGAACATAAAAAAGGTGTTCGTGCTAGAAAGTATAACAAGAAACCTAAAAAGTTTATTGAACCGATCAAGCCTAAGAAACCCGAAGCGGCACAGACAACCGAAGGTCTTGAAGAAGGTTGGAAGGATTGGGTAGCAGGTGCTGCCATTGGTGCTGCCGCATTAGGTGGATCCGGTGATGCAGAAGCTGCCAAAAAGAAACCCATTGATAAGCCTGCAATAACAAAACAAGTCAAAGCAGATCCTAAAGTTGACAAAAAGGTTGCAGACATTAAGCGCCAGGTCAATGCCCCTAGTAATGTTGAAACCAACAACATAAGTAAGAATCCCAGCGTTGAACATATTGTACAAAAAGTTGCTATTCAATCGGGCATTAAAGGTCTAGAGCTTGCACAGTTTATGGCACAGTTAAGACACGAAAGTGCAGATTTTGGACATATGAAAGAGATCGGTGGCAGTTTAGACTTTAAAAAGTACGATCCAAAGTATGCTCCCAAGACTGCAAAGATATTGGGCAACAAACAAGTAGGTGACGGTGCTCGTTATAAGGGTCGCGGCTTTATACAAATCACTGGTCGTGACAACTATCGTATGGCTGGCAATGCTCTTGGATTACCGTTAGAAGCTAAACCTGAACTGGCCGCTACTCCCGAAGTTGCCGCAAAGATTGCAGTATGGTATTGGCAAACTAGGGTCAAGCCTAGTGTAAATAACTTTAATGATACTGCGGCAGTAACTAAAAAGATTAATCCTGCACTTAAAGGACTTGCTGATCGTGTAAGTCATTTTAAAGATTACAAAAACGTATTAAACATTGGATGAGGACCTATCATGAAAATGAGTGAACTATTAGAAGCAAAAACTAAAAAAGCTGAAGCACCTAAGCCACGCAACTTTGTAGCTAAAAATGCTATTAATACAGGCGCTGGCGCACACAAAGACAAAAAGAAGGCCGCAAAGCAAGGTGATGCTAAACATAAGAATAAAGACCTTGAAATGGCTGAATCTGCTAGTGCAGGCGCTACTAGTGCGGCTAACGTAGGAGTCGGGCCAGTATACCCTAATAAAACAGGTAAAACTAATAAGAATAAAGACGGTACAACAAAAAATGCACTAGATGTTAAGGGTACTAACTTACTTACTGGTGGCAGCTTAAAACGATAAATACATAAAGACAACGGAGTTACCTCATGCAACCACAAGTACAAATGCAAGGACCAGATGACGAAGGCGGAATGGCCCGTGCTGACCTATATAGAGCTGCCAAGCACTCTATGAAATTGTTTCAAATGATTCAGAATAACCAACAACTAGAAGGTTGGGTACAAGCAAAGATCACTAAGGCTGCTGACTATTTAGACAGCATCTATCACTACATGGAGTATCAAGTAAAGTTTGGTCAGGGCGCAGTTGCGTCAAGTGTTGACGACATTACTGGAGATATGGAAACTGCCGCTCGTGCCGCAGAAGAAGCCGATGATGAAAAAATGGAAATGGAAGAATCTATGAACTACGAACAAAAACTACAGGCACTACTAGAAAGTGCTGTTAAGAAAGCCAAGAAAGACTATGACGGTGACGGCAAAGTCGAAACAAACAAAGATGAAGTTTGGGGCTCACGTGCCAAGGCAGCGGCAAAATCAGGTAAGCCATTTAAAGAAGGTTTCCCAACTGTTGATGATGCAAAGAAAAATGCACAAGGTACAGCAGGCATGAAAGCTGGCGAAAAGAAAAAGTCTAGCACTGGCGGTACTATCGAAAAGACAGCAACAGGTATCAAACACACAGCTGGTAAGAACTACAGTGGCAAAAGTGCTGAGGCTGATAAGAAAGTCAAAGAAGAAAAGTTTGATCCACTAAAGCACGTTAAGAATCCTACTCCGGGCGAGAAGGCAGCTGCCAAAGATGTCAAGCGTGGTAGCTATGCAGATCGTGCGGCAATGTTAAAGTCAGCTGAAAAAGACGGACGTTTAAAAGAAGCCGATGCCAAATGCAATCACACTGAAAAAGGTGAGAAGTGCCCAGTACACGGTCTAAAAGAATGTGGTAGTTCTATGGCATATGAAGCCGCAAAGCCAAGCGCAGGAATGAGCAAAGGTGCTAAGTCAGCATTAGTTAAGAAAGCTAAAGCAGGTAAGGACATTGGTAAGCCAGGCAAGAGTTTCGACACAGTGGCCAAGAAAGCAGGTGGCGGTGAAAAAGGCAAACGTATTGCCGCAGCCGCTATGTGGAAAAACGCTGCCAAATAAGGAATAGACAAAATGGATATGAAGAAAATATTACAAGCCTTTGACGGGGCCGCTGAGAAGAAGCCTGTGCAAGGTGCTAACGATATGAAAAAGTTTGTATCTATTATTCGAGAAAGTAGCAATCCGTATACACCTGCACAAGAATCTGTTATTACAAGTTTTGAAGAAGGTTCAGTAGGCGGTGATGCTAATGCATTTTTATTAGCCGCTGATACTATTCAAGACGAAGTAATGGCTCAAGTCAATAAGATTAAAATCAACGCAGACGAAGCTAGTCTACGTGACATGATGGACAAGTTCAACGCATTCATGACTGCTTATCACAATGTTGGTAAAGGCATTCTGCAACCAGATATGTTTAACGACAGCATGGGTGAAAGCACAGAAGAACAAGTCGACGAAGCAGGTGCGTTTCGTCGTCCAGGCAGCTCAACAGCATACGATAGAGATTATGCAAGTAGTGTAAGTGGTATGGGCAAGCGTGATAGTTTAGCATATCAACAAGACGGCGGTGCCAATGATGAAAGACACGATCTAGACGAACCTGCTACTAAGTATCAAGCACCACAAGACAAACCTAAAATGACCGGCATGTTCTTTTATAATGTACAACCTGGACAAGAACAAGAAGCTGCCAGCTTAGGTGTTAAGCAAACTAAGAGTGGCAAGTGGGCAAAGACCAAGTATAGCACAAGTGGCCGCACATTTGGTATGCAAAAAGACCTAGCTGACAAAGCATTTGGCGTTGGCAAATGGTGGGCTCCTAAGAACGAAAGTATTGAAGAAGGTACAGAAAAGCGTTGTATGCAATGTGGTATGGAGGATTGCAAGTGTCCTGGCGATAGTTGCAAGTGTAAACCTATTGCAGGATGGGTACCGGGCAAGGGTTTTAAGAAAGCCATGGAAGAAGCTAAAGAAAAAACAATGAGTCGTGCGGCTAAGGGCAATGAGAAGTATGGCAAGGACGGAATGAAAGCATTGGCCAAAGCAGGTCGTGAAGGTGCTAGCGAAGAACAGTTAGATAAGATCCGTGACAAACATGACAAGTATAGCGAAGGTTTAAGTTTTAAAGATTATGTAAATCTTGAAGAAGCTAAACAGAAAGGTGTTGATGGCAAGGCCTGCTGGGATGGCTACAAACGTATGGGCACTAAACAAAAGGGCGGCAAGACAGTAGATAACTGTGTGCCAACAGGAAAGAAATGAAAACAATCGTAGCATTAGTATTAGCAGTTGCCTTAACTGGCTGTGCAAGTGTTAAGGATATGATTCCTAGCTTTCAGGATCCTAATCAGTCAGCTAAGATTATTGATGTGCGTCAAAGTGTAATACAGTTAGATTGCAAACAGCCACACGCACTGCAAGTTAAACAGATTAAAGATAACCTACAATGGTTTGAACTATATAGTACTAGCAAAGGTTCTAGACAAAACGATGTATTACGTTTGATTAAGCCAATGCAAGAAACTGTAGATGATTTTTACAAGCGCAGTACAAGCGAAAAGCAAGGCAGTGATGCATATTGCGAGATTAAGAAAAAATTAATGACTACACAAGCTGAACGTGCGGCTAGTGCAGTACTAGGGAGATTCTAATGAACGAACTTATTCATTGTATTAATTCAGGTAAAGGTTGGGCGGCAGAACGTGCTAACACAGCATATCAGATTGGTCAAGCATTGCAAGCTGGACAGATTAATCCAAGCGAAGCAAAAGAGTTATTAGAAGACCTAGTTAGAACAGATAGATTAGATGCTGAAGCAGACGATATGGCTCTTAAGGCCATGTTAGTCACAGGCATCTATGCAGTAATACAAATATGTGGGTAATATGGAACAACTACTAAACGCATTAAAAATAGCATTTGCCAGCGAGTATGCATTTGCACTAAAGGCACAAAACTTTCATTGGAATACGGAAGGTCCAGACTTCTACGAGTTTCATTTACTATTCGAAAGAATCTATGACGAAGTCTACGGAAGCATTGATAACTTTGCAGAAAACATTCGTAAGAGCGGTGCATATGCGCCTGCAAGTCTTGCCAAGTTCAGCATGTTGACCACAGTTGAAGATGAGAACTCAGTTCCAGATGCAAGAGGCATGACTGCTGAACTATTAGCTGACAGTGACAAACTAGCACAGCTAATGGCAATGGTTTATAAAATGGCAGACGGTGCTGGTGAGTACGGTCTAAGCAACTTCCTTGCAGAGCGTCAAGATGCTCATCGTAAGCACAGTTGGTTTTTACGTTCAATATTAAAATGAGAGAAAATGAATATCCAGTCTATCCAGAAGACGACGGTACTGATCGTCCTCGCAACCCTTACAGCCCTGTATAAAGGCCTAGCTTTATTTGGTGCAGGTATAGGCGGATTGCCTTTAACATTCGATGAGATTAATAACATATGAGAGCTAAAGAGTTTATCAACGAAGACTGGAACAAAGTCAATAAGAAAGATAAAACAGACGGACTTAGTCAAAAAGCTGTCAATGCCTATCGTCGTGAGAATCCAGGCAGTAAGTTGAAGACTGCGGTTACTACTAAGCCTAGCAAACTAAAGCCAGGTAGTAAAGATGCTAAACGCCGCAAATCATTCTGTGCTCGAATGAGTGGGAACAAAGGCCCAATGAAAGACGAGAAGGGCAGACCTACTCCAAAAGCCAAAGCACTTAATCGCTGGAACTGCTAATGAGAGCTAAAGACTTTATTAAAAACAAAGAAGTAACGGATGACTATCATCCCAATGATCCGCCTCCCGGTCCTGAGTTTAAACCTACGATGCCAGCTGGCACTGTTAGAGTAGATGTAAGTGATGTCTACGACTGGTACAAGTTAGGCAAATTTATCAGTAACTTAAAACAAGCCGATGCTAGTGAGTTTGGGAAAGGGCCACCGAGTACTATTATGGCATTTGGTAGCGAAGAAGAAGAACACAAGTATATCGATGCTCTAAAGAAGTTAGGGCTTACAACTACAGATATTGATCCTGTTGATCCTAAGCAGCCTAAAGGTATGCCAAGACAAAAAGTTGATCCTACATATAACGTAGGTGAAAATATGGATCATAAAAAGGATAGTCAATCTGTGCCGCAACTAAAGACAGCGTTACTAGCAAGAAAAGAAAAACTACAATCAGCTACTGACGATCAAGTGTATGATATTATTGATACAATCATGACACGTATTGCTAAAGCCCATGGCATTAGTGGCCAGAAGTTACACGACATGTGGGTTGAAAAATACGGTCAAATCCCTGATACATGGATTATGAAAGAAAACTTTGCTGATGGTAAGAACCCGCAAGACAAAGGCGACAGCAAGCGTCACGGTATTAACACTAAAGCAAGTGTAAGTAGTCTACGTAAAACTGCCAAGCAAGGCGGGCGTAAAGGACAACTAGCACATTGGTTAGCTAACATGAAAGCAGGGCGAGCAAAGAAACATTAAAGAACACACCTTAGGACCGGTACTCGTTACCGATTGTGTGCGCCGGCTGCTGGCGCGGGACGGCCCGATTCGCTACCGGGAATCTCGAAAGTGAGCACTAATACAAGAAAGCCCCTTGCGGGGCTTTTTTTATGACTTGAACAAATACTTCTTATGTAAGTGTAGTCTTGCCTTGTTGTATTGAACAGCAGTAATAACTAGAGCAACTGCCCACGGTACTATTGTAGCGGCCCATGGCACAAGTCCTGCCCACCAGCCGGCCATTAATGGTTCTTTCATTAGCATTAGCATAGCAACAGCAAACAACACAAAGCTACCAATGAATACGGTATCGGGCCAACGTTGTAGAATCTTACTAACCATAGTAGCCCCAAACAAGATGATTGGCACTGAGATTAACAAGCCAGCAATGACTAGCACAAAGTTTCCGTTAGCGGCTGCGGCAATACCTAGTGCGTTGTCTATGCCCATAACAGCATCGGCAACTACAATAGTACCAATAGCACCCCAAAAGGTATCTTTAGCGTCGATGTTGTGTTCGCCGTGATCGAATACTAGTTTCCATCCAATCCATATTAAAGCGGCGGCACCAATGGCACGTAAGCCCGGGATCATTAGTAGGTATGTTAGTGCCGCAACTGATACAAAACGTATGGCAATAGCACCAAAGGTTCCCCAAAAGATTGCCTTCTTACGTAAGTGGTCTGGTAGTTTGTTAGCTGCCATTCCGATAACAAGAGCGTTATCACCAGCTAATACAATGTCTATCAAAATGATAGCGAGAAATGCCCATAGGGCTTGGAGCGTAAAGAGTTCCATAATCTTCCTTAAAAGTTATGGTCTCACCTCTTTGTCTATATACCGGGCTGTAGCCGTGTTGACGATATATAGAACCAGCACCTGCTGGTTAGTTACTCCCCACAAATATTTAGCTAAATATTAGATGATGATTATATTATATACACTGATAGTAACACACATTACTATTGTCTGCGTTACCCTATTTTTACATAGAGGACAAGCACATAGAGGATTTGTTTTTAATCCCTTGTTAGAACATTTTATGCGTTTTTGGCTATGGCTAACAACCGGCATGGTTACTAAGCAATGGGTAGCAATACACCGCAAGCATCATAGATTTAGTGATGCCGAAGGCGATCCGCATAGCCCGCATGTATATGGTATATGGCGTGTGTTCTTTAAAGGTGCAGGATTGTATCACGATGCTAGTAAAGATGCAGTAATGGTTGCTACTTACGGTCAAGGTACTCCCTGGGATTGGGTAGAACGTAATATTTATACACCCCATAGTCGCCTAGGCATTCTCCTAATGTTAGTTATAAACTTGTTATTATTTGGGCCTTTAGGTTTAATAGTGTGGGGTGTACAAATGATATGGATTCCGTTTTGGGCCGCGGGTGTTATTAATGGCATCGGTCATTGGTGGGGTTATCGCAATGGAACTACTAAAGATCAAAGCCGTAATATTAGTCCCTGGGGCATTGTTGTTGGCGGTGAAGAACTGCATAACAATCATCACTTGGACCCAGCAAGTCCTAAGCTGAGCAAAAAATGGTTTGAGTTTGATATAGGATGGATGTGGTTCAGCTTGTTTAGATTATTGAGACTAGCTAAAGTTAGATAAATACTAGTATGAGAGCAAAAGAATTTATTGTTGAACAAGGCAAAGGCGGAATGAAGAAGATCGAGCCATCTTTTAAAGCCTCGATGAAAAATGCCATGACTATTCCATCAATGAATCCAAGTACCGGTTCAGCTTACTTAGGATGGAGGATGAATATTGCACTTGCAGGCGCACCTGATTATCCCACTAAGATGGAAGCAGATAACTGGATCGGCGGTGACCCTTTGATTAGTACATATACAGAAGAAGAATATGAAATGGTTAAAGCCGCATCATTAGCAGTAGGCGGTGGCTCTATTCAAAACTGGTCCGGCAAACGTAGTCAAGAACTACCAGATATTAATAAAACAAGCACAGTAGCTAAACCAAAACGTAACAAATACGGCGTATGAAAATAAACGAACTATTAACAGAAGCACCTATCGACTTTGATCCTAGTGAACCAATGAATCCGTTGGTACATAGTCACCAAGGTGCCAATCCAGGCAAGCTACAGTTTCGTATGCTACGTGCCGCAGGCCAGTTAAAGGACCTTGCTAAAAGAGCAGAACACGCTAGTCCCTTAGAATGGGAAATGATTGCCAAAAACTTTTCAGAGCTAGCAATGAACGTTGAACAGATTAGACATGGTCTAGAAGAACTTGCCGCACAACGTAAAAAGGGTGGCGTCCGTTCAAGAGGCATTGATCCAAACATTGGATAAAATATAGTTGACATTGTCAACACAAGGCTATATAATAAGGCATTAACAAGGAGAAACTATGGGCTCACGCACCTATGGACCAGAAGAGAAGGCCAAACTCGAACGTTTAATCAACGAAGGCTGTCAAATCAAATACGAGATCGAAAGTCTATCCGAGGGACTTAAAGAAACTGTTAAAGCAGTTGCAGAAGAACTCGAAATCAAACCCGCATTAATTAACAAAGCTATTTCTATTGCCCACAAAGGTAACTGGAACGATGTATTCAGCGACTTTGACGATTTAGAAACTCTAATCGTAACTGTTGGCAAGGACAAATAACATTGACTTGGCTTAATAATTTTGTAACCAGTACATATAACTGGGCTAGGCAAGATTACAGAGAATGGCCGTTAAGGTTCTTTCTTGAAATTTCTGCTTGGTTTATGAGTATTATTTGTGCCGTATGGATGGGATTGACATTACCAAATCCTCCGTTCTTGATTTTATACCCTTTGTTTATTACACAATGCGCTATATTTGCTTGGGCGGCATGGACTCGAAAGAGTACAGGTATGGTAGCTAACTATATGCTACTAGTCACTATTGACATTATAGCACTTATTAGACTGATAAGTATTTAAGAGAAAGGTTTAGTCAGCCATAAATGACTACGTTGGTATTTGTGAGCCCTAAATCACATAAGGAGAAATATGAGCTATGTAGATGCTCTCTTTGACAGAGAGAACGACACTATTAAAGTCGTCGAACGAAACGAAAAAGGCGAAAGGGTTTATAAAGAACACCCTGTACGCTACACATTTTACTACCCAGATCAACGAGGCAAGTTCACTAGTATCTATGGTGATCCACTTACTAAGGTAGTATGCAAGAACACTAAAGACTTCCGCAAAGAAGTTTCTATTGCTTCAAATAAAGAACTGTACGAAAGCGATATCAATCCAATCTTTGTACACTTGTCTGAAAACTATCTAAATCAAGACGCACCTAAGCTAAACATTTGCTTCTTCGACATTGAGGTAGACTTTGATCCAGAACGCGGCTATAGCACTCCAGAAGATGCTTTCATGCCAATCACTGCGATTACTGTTTACCTAAAATGGCTTGGCAAGTTGATTACACTAGCAATGCCTCCTAAAGGCATGAAGATGGACGATGCTGTTAAACTAGTTGCCGACATTCCAGATGTACACTTGTTTGATAGCGAGGGAGACATGTTAGAAACATTCTTGGATCTCATTCAAGATGCTGATATTATATCCGGATGGAACAGTGAAGGCTATGACGTACCTTATACTGTTAATCGTGTAACCCGTGTATTAAGCAAAGAAGATACTAAGCGTTTCTGCTTGTGGGGACAGTTACCTAAGAAACGTGAATACGAAAAATACGGGAAGCAGGCTGTTACCTATGACTTCCACGGTCGTGTACACTTAGACAGTCTCGAGCTATATCGCAAGTACACATATGAAGAAAGACACACTTATCGACTAGATGCCATTGGTGAAATGGAAGTAGGCGAGAATAAGACTGTCTACGAAGGTACATTGGATCAACTGTACAACAATGACTTTCATAAGTTTATTGTTTATAACAGACAAGATACTTTGTTGTTAAACAAACTAGATGACAAGTTAAAGTTCATTGACCTTGCAAACACACTAGCACATGAATGTACTGTTCTACTACAGACTACAATGGGTGCTGTGGCTGTGACAGAACAAGCTATTATCAACGAATGTCATCGTAGGGGCTTCCAAGTTCCTAATAGACAAAAGCGTGATGAAGATGCAGATAATAGTGCCGCTGGTGCTTATGTTGCATATCCTAAAGAAGGTATTCACGAATGGATTGGCTCTTTAGACATTAACTCACTGTACCCAAGTGCCATTCGTGCGCTCAACATGGGTCCGGAAACTATTGTTGGACAGTTGCGTCAAACTGATACAGACAACTTTATCCACGAACAAATGACACTTAAAAAGAAGTCATTTGCCGCAAGCTGGGAAGGTATGTTTGGATCATTAGAATATACTGCTGTTATGGAACAGCGTATTGATAAGACTATTACTATTGACTGGGAAGATGGCAACAGCACAGAACATTCTGCCGCTGAAGTCTACAAGTTGATCTTTGACAGTAACCAACCTTGGATGTTAAGTGCTAACGGTACTATCTTTACATACGAACGTGAAGGTATTATTCCCGGCTTGTTAAAGCGTTGGTATGCTGAACGTAAAGAAATGCAGGCCAAACTCAAAGACTGTATCAAAGCAGAGAATAAAGTAGAAGAAGAATATTGGGATAAACGTCAGCTGGTTAAGAAGATTAACCTAAATAGTCTATATGGTGCTATCCTTAACGCAGGTTGTAGATTCTTTGACAAGCGTATCGGACAGTCAACTACACTAACAGGACGTCAGATTGTTAAGCATATGGCTGGTAAAGTAAACGAGATCATTACAGGCGAGTTTGACTATCGTGGTAAAGCTATTATCTACGGTGACACTGACTCGTGTTATTTCTCTGGATATACTACGCTAAAGAAAGACATCGACTCTGGTGCTATTCCGTGGACCAAAGAAAACGTTATTGCCCTATACGATCAAGTCGGGGAAGAAGTTAATAAAACATTCCCTAGCTTCATGGAAGATGCATTCCACTGCCCTCCAAGTCGTGGGGAAGTTATTAAGGCAGGTCGAGAGATTGTTGCTATTAAAGGCTTGTTCATTACTAAGAAACGTTATGCTGTTCTTTACTTTGATAAAGAAGGCAAGCGTACAGACGTAGATGGTAAGCCTGGCAAGATCAAGGCCATGGGTTTAGACTTGAAGCGCAGTGACACACCTGAATTTATTCAAAACTTTTTGAGTGATATTTTAGAACGTGTACTTACTGCCGGTTCGGAAACTGAAGTACTAGAACATATTACCAAGTTCCGCAGTGAGTTCAAAGCTAGACCAGGTTGGGAGAAAGGTAGTCCAAAACGTGCTAATAACATTACAGACTATCAAGCTAAAGAAGCCAAAGCAGGCAAGGCTAATATGCCCGGACATGTTCGAGCAAGTATTAACTGGAATACTCTACGCCGTATGAATGGCGACAAGTATTCAATGCAGATTACAGACGGACAGAAAGTTATCGTTTGTAAGCTAAAGGCCAATCCAATCGGCTTTACATCAGTGGCTTATCCCGTGGACGAACTACGTTTACCTAAATGGTTTATGGAACTGCCATTTGATGACGCAGAGATGGAACAGACTATTATTGACAACAAACTAGAAAACCTTATTGGTGTTTTGGGTTGGGACATTAAGAGTACGGAAGAAAAGAATACTTTTAACTCGTTATTCGAGTTCTAAAAGGTTGACAACGCATATTAATCACTATACAATACAACTAAGGAGAATCATATGATTAAGGACATTTTAACAGACATCGTAGCACATACACACTCACTAGGATTTTTACCATTGGTAAAGATCACAGGTGACAAGACTACAACAACAATCGAGTCAATGGCTGAAGACCGTTCAGTTATTGTTACT